AGGTTTATTGTTCCTCCATTAGGGCCCGTGGCAACCCCACTCGCACTATTTTCACCTAATGCTTCAAGTCTAATTTCACCTGTGTTAGTAGAAAGTTTAATGTTCCCTTTACCATAAGCGGAACCATTTGTTTGTCTAAAACTATAAAGATGTGTTTCTCCGTCGTATGTTTGTAACCTTATCTTGTTTTGCAGATCAAGGGACTGTCCTGTCGGTCCGCGAGCATTGCTTGTAACGTAAAAAGAGTCATTTCCTTGGGTGGAATTAGTCCTATCTAAATTTATGTTAACGCCTGACTGATCATCAAATTGCACGAAAGTATTATTATTGACATCGGATCTATAAGCGAAATAAGTTGGTCCAGTTGGTCCAGTGCCTCCGAATATATCTCCAATGTCTACTATATTAGAGGTGAGAGGAAAGGAGGTGGGAATTGAGCCCACTCTCCAAAATCTAAATGCCGCATCACCTCCAAAAGAATTAGTAGATTGCTTATATTGAACTGAATTAAGGGGTCCACTAGGTAAAATTTGGGTTGCACCAGCTCCAGTAGCCCCAGTAGCTCCAGTAGCTCCCGCAGTTCCCGCAGTTCCAGTAGCTCCAGTAGCTCCATTAAAACCGCGTTGACCACGTTGACCTGGTGGGCCGGGCGGACCCATATCACCTTTTTGACAGCAACAACCTTCGCCTATTTTTCGGTACATTGCATCGTAACTAGTATAAGGTCTCGACATTATTATATTATTAATAAGTATAAAAAAAAACTGTTTATACCTATATAATGCAAAACACACAAATATCAAATTCAGCCAAAAAGCGCATTCAAAAAGAGATATTGAGAGATAATTTATCCATTACACTCATTGACAACTATATTTATGCACCTATAAAACTTCACCCTATATTACAGAAACGCGCCGAAGAAGCCGGTAAAGAACCAGCGCTTGTAATTACCTTGAAGGATTATCCATGGAAAAGTCCGGAAGTCCACTATTTTTCCACACCCGTCGTAAGGATTTACATGAGTGGTACACATGAGGGAATACGAGATGAATTGCAAAATATAGTGGGAAAAAGTGTATGTTTTTGTTGCACTTCCGTACTATGTGACAACAATTGGCATATACAAACGACGATAAAGAAAATTATAGATGAGTTTGTTAAATTTACAAATACAAAAGCTAGGGCACAAGAAAAGATGTTTTGTAATAGAATTCAAGAGCAGTTATTTTCAATTTTAGATGTTAATAAGGATAGTTCTTCCCTAAAGTGTTTGCCAGTATCTGATTACAAAATATCAGATTTCTTATGAAATAATATTAGAAATTCTAAACTAATATTATTAATGACAGAAGAAGAAGATCATATGAAGGGGCTTCTTGAAGCTCTAGATAATGAGAATAATGATTCTATTATGGGATTAACGTCTCAAAAAATCAAATCCAACAAAAATGATATCCTACAAAGATTGCAAATAAAGGGCGCAGAATTAAAATTGTATCACAAGAAGCTAAAAGACTACAGATATTGCAAGGAAATGAAGGATTTGCGTTATGGATTTTACATTCGTTGGATACCTTTAAAAGACCCCGATGATATATATTTGACAAATGGGGGCATAATTTGTGATATGAAAGCGTTTAATAATCGCTTACATGTAATTTGTAAAAATAATTACAATCAATTAATGCAAGTGCCGTTTGATGAAAGTATTATATTTCAAAAATTGTCTAATCAAGAAAGAGTAATTCTTGATATCTTAGATTATTTAAATAAGTAGTTAACCCAGTTTTACCTTTGTTTTTATTTTTTTAACTCGCGGTCCTAATTTGACCTTAACCTTTGGCTTCTTTTGTTTTGCAAGCGCTTTAGCCAATGTAGTCCTTTTAATAAAACTATCTAAGGTTGTGATATTTAATTTTGTAATTTGTTCAAAGGAATCACCCATATCCGCTATTGATAGTTGTATAGAGTCCGATTTACTTAAAATTCCATAATTTGGACTATTATTCGTTTCTGTATTTGAATAACCGCCAGCAAAAATAATATAACATCCTTGTGATTCGCGCGCCATAAAAGAAACATATGGTGAAAACAAACTGGGTATTTTTGTACGGCATAAAAGAATAAGTGGTATATTAAAATTATTTGATAATAAAAAGAAATCCAAGGATGTCAAGAAATAATTGCTCGGGGTTATGACATCCGATAGTGGTACACCACTTGATATGGACTGCACTTGGTTTCTTTTACCTTGCATTTTAAGAATATCAAGTATTTTATTATATCCCGCGGATCGGGACAATTCATCGTATATTGAGACGAGGGTGCGCAAAATAAAGGAAACAGAATTATCTTCACCGGGACGGTGAATATTTAAAATATCTTTAATAATTTCCCAGGAACAAGAATTACTTGACTTATATTCAAGTATGCTATATTCGCCAAATCCAGCCGCCCCCCATCGTCCAAGAACCAACTTCTTTTGCTGAGAATCAGTGACTATACATTGGCTCACTGACTCCTCAACCATATCATACGACATATTAAATGTATTAGCATACGGTGCACTATCCGCCGGTTCCACAGTACCCCACGTGGATGTATCCTTAGTATACGGATTGACTTCTTGAGGTACAATATCTTCGAAATAGTCGCCATAAAGTATATCTTCTAACAATACAATCTCGTTTTGTGTTAAATTATATGATATATTTTGAAAGGATAAAAATGTCTTCGGTACGAAAATGAAGGTTCTTATGCGATCAAATTTTATTAATTCATTGGCAACACGAGCAAAATATTGTACGGCGTTGTTACCACCACTAATTAAGTTGGTTCTTGGTAGCATCATTTGACATTTTCCGTTTCCATCATCTCCGGGGGTAAATGTGCAATATTCTTTTCTATTACAACGATCGCCAATCATATTCAAACAAATTTCAATCTCGTTCATGTTAGCAAGGGCTGACTCGCCAAATTCCGTGAAAATAATATGCGGCGACATAATTGTTTTTAACTGTGTTTCCACCTCTTTTAATTTATTATAATAAGGAATTATTGGAGACGTGATAGTATCCAATATGTGGTTTTTAATATCCTTATTTTCATAATATGCAAGCACAATCCGTATCATATTTCTGAAGATGTTATAAAAATGACTTTCTAGTTTAATATTTCTTACCTTCCTTACACGATCGGTATCAATGCTCGTATTGATAAGAAGATTATTATCCAGTTCAAGATAATTAAATGGTTCAGGAGAGATTTTTTTAGAAATAACAGATATTCCATCCGGTTCAATACCACCAGCTGGAACTTGATAAGCCTCCGGGATTACTGGTACCATCTGGTTTGTTTCGGTTATAACTCCAATAATTACCGAATCATTTACCAATTTAAATTTAGGCGCACAAAGCAAACGAGATCTGGTAGTAGTTTTTAGATACTTCAGCTTTTCTATTGTATCGTTGTAATTATTCAATGGGACAGCTGCACCTGAATTTATAAATACAGTCGGAATGCTGTCATTTAATGGTGATGGTAAACATGGTAAAAATATTGTATCATCGTCACTTTCTCCTTTTTGAAGTAGTAAACCCACTACTCTTGAACTATAGTTCGCCACCTGTGCTTTAAACGTATATACTGATTTGGATGCTCTTAGAATTTCAAGAATAGAATTAAAATCCAGATTCTCCCTGAAATCAAATTTTTGATTATATTCGGCAGGCATGCTGGGTAGAGGTTTGCATTTAACAGTAAGATCCGTCCAAATATGTTTGATAATGGATCCGACATTCGGTAATTCTCTCATAATATTCCGCATATTGAATAGTTTTTGAATATTGTAAAAATGTCGTTTTACCTTTGTGTATTTGTAAACAGGTTCAAAATAACCATTTCTGGTATAGAGGATTAAAGTAGGTTTATTTATATCGTAAACTTGCCCTGAGTAAAAATTAGTAGGACAAATCAGTTCAATCTTTGATGTAACATCATCTTCGGGACTTTTCAAAATAATCATATTTATTCCATTGCGGAATAGTCCGCTACCATCTTCAGATATAGGAAGGGTAATAAAATCCCAAATATATTTGTAATCAATGACTATATCGTCATCGGATAAATATCTACCAAAGTTGAGAAAGGCACCAATCACTTTCTTAAAATATAGATCACTGGTAGTGGTCTTATTTAACGATTTATATAATTTACTTTGTTTATAAGGTGTAATATCCACTTCATCGTAGTTCTCTGGAGCAAATATAGAAATGAGATCACCGTTTTGTAGTTGAATAAATCTATCGAGGGTTAATTGTCTGGTTATAATTTCTTTTAATGTGCGAATGGTCATCGGAGGACGCGAAGACAAAGTATGAGCTCTTGATTCTAATTGTGGATTCAATTCGTCGTTATAGATATCGGCAATGCATGCGAGAAAGGATTGTTTATCACTTTTTTCCATACCCTTATGCAATAGACACGGTTGTCCCATTTTAAGATTATTATCCATTAAAGATTCTTGGCATATCTTTCTACAGTTGTATCCAAGGAATTTTTGTAGCGCCAAAGGAATATAGCCAATTTGTCCTGGATTTAAAGGCCATGCTTCCAATAAAGGAGCATCATCTACCTTGGCACTTTTCGCCTTTACAGACAATTTTTTCTTATTCACTGATTGATTGCATTCATTGAATGCCTGTTTTCTAGAATTGGCGGGCGCATCTCTAGTTTCTTTTACTCCTCTAATTGTATCCATTTTAATATTTCCATCTGCATCCAATTCAAAAGCGGGTCCAGGTCCTCCAGGTCCTTCGCCGACAGGCTTATACATATTATCGTATTCTATGGTCGGATATTTGCTTTGTTTTGCCTTTGTTTCTGTATTATAATATTCTTCTTTGCCTTTTGCATTTGTCCTAATAGTCCAATTACTATTTTTCGGATCAAAGGTGGTCGGGCGTGTAAAACAACATGGGATGCATAACCCATCGGGGTGTTTACTTTTATCCATAAAACTTGGAAACATCGGTTTATATACCAGTAAGTTGTCTGTTTTTGTTTTAGATTTATGCATTCTTTCGTCGGTAAACTCATAAATTCTTTTACCATCCGGGACAGTAGACGATCCTTCTGGAATAAGAGCATCCCAACCACCGCATGCACCTGAATTTATCTCTTCTAGGGAAATAGAACGGGATTTTCCATTCTTATCCGATAAACACCAGAAGCGTGGACAAATATAATGGTATTTCGTTTGACCCGTACCATATGTGATGTGTTCATCATAAGATTTTGTACCATAAGCGGCGTCTTTTTCATCTATGTATTCTTTTTCATCCTCTGTTAAAATAATAGGTTGCTTTGAATATTGTGATGGACAAGCTTTAGAATATGCCTTATATCGTCCGGATTCTTTTTTAAGAAATAATTCAGGTTGCAAATCTTCTTTTTTCTTCATAAATATATTATTTGTACCCTTAAGTTGGAGTCCTTTAAGATTTACTTCTGCTTGACTAGATATATCGCTTTCGGGGGAGATATCGCGTTTTTTTTCTGGAGGCGGAAGTGATCTCACTTCACTTAGTTGTCTTATCAATGGACCAGGTGTTTCAGAGAGTTCTTCGCTAAAATCGCCAAAATCCATATCTCCAAAATCAAATTCAGCTTCTACCACTCCAGTATCGCCTTTTTTCTCCTCGGCAACTGCCATTTCCACGCCCACATCTCCACTGAGATCCTGTGCAGGTGATCTAGTACTCCCAATAGAATCAATCTCTCCAAATTCAACACCTTCAAAATCTACTTCGTCGCCTCCGTCTTCATCTTCCTCCTCCTGTCCGAACATCTCAAGAAAGGCTGTTGCCTTATTTCTATCTTCTTTAAAACGAATTTTATGAGTAACGATGTCCTGTTCTTGATCAGCTTCTACAATAGTTTTTCCTTTGCACAGAGATGTGATTTCACTAGCTTTAACATTTGTACTTTTCTTATTAATCACAAGACGTAAGAGCGAGTCAATATAAATAAAGATGTATTTAAGGTAACCAATTTCATTAATATCCGTTGTTTTTACCGTTGTTGTAAAATCCACATTGTTGCGTGTAATAGTGATTGGGAAACCGGTATTGGTTCTTACCGTGATTGCTTTATTTTCATATAAATCAGCTTCAACATTTATTTGAGTAGCCCATGCCGAAAAGCGTGCCTTAGCGTCAGCATCATCCAAATTGAAATTTTGTGATAGTTTTCTAATAATAACATTCGGATCCTCATCATTTTTACGCATCTCATTAATAAAAGAATCAATGCTGTCCAATTCATTATAGTTGGATACTCGCTTATATTTAAGACGAAGCTCTTCTTGCTGCGAAGATAGACTATCATCTAATAGTGTAAAAACACTAGAAAGGCAACCGGTATACGATTTTAATTTTATATTCTTCTTTACTTCCAAAATTGACACGAACGTGATATCTTTAAATTCAATATTATCTTGATCGAAGGATTCAAAAATTTGAAATGTATAACCACTCTGCTCAAGAAATCGCTGTACTTTACGTAATATAAGCGGATTCAAAGATTCCGAAATAGCAGTTTCAAGCATATCTTTATTAACGATGGCAGAGTGTTGTACCGTGATATTTACATTTCCGTTTGCTTCAAATTCACAAGCAATGGCAAATTTAATACTATCTTTGAGATATTCCACATAGTATGCTACACGTTTTTTACGGGCTAACAATTTGCTAAGTTTAATAATTTTACCTTTTCTATTGTCATTCATAGTGTATAAATATGGGATTCGTTTGCCATTAGTAGCTAACTTATTTGCATATAACCGATATATATTTTCTCTATCTCTCCCCGGGTTATATTTAACCATGGGAAGGGTTGTATTACTATTGATTAGTTTGAACAGCATTTCTAATGGCATCTTCATTGGATAGCGCGGATGTATTGTAAATTCTGTTTTTAGCACGCCTGGTGTATTATCCTGATATTCTAAATTGTGTTTACGATTATAAAAAATATCATATAATAAGTCAACCCGATCATTATACATCTCAAATTTATCATTAAAAATATCGCGTTGCTCATCATATAAAGCAATTTTCTGATCCCTAAGTTCTCTGAGTGTCGTGATTTGGTTTTTCTGAAAAAGATTCGGAAAATAAAGTTGTATAAATTCTCTTTCGGTAGTATCTTCCAGGGTTTTAACAAACTCAAGTACCTCTTCTGCGAGACAGAAAAAGATATTGTTGTTGCAAAGACTTCCGTATTCAAAAAGTAAATTAGAATTTTGCGTTGAAACATTTGTATTTGCTTTGGTTTTAACGATATTATCCATTGCAATGCAGTTATAAGGATTTGCTACAAAGGGAAATTGTTTTTTAATAACCAACTTTTGTCCTATTGGCAGCGTATATGTTATGGGGGCGTCCCATTCCAATCCATCAATTGTCATCATATCCTCAAAATCATATACATCGCTTTCTTTTTCTTCAAGGGGACATTCCGCCTGTGCTTTATCGCAATCGCCGGATATAATATTAAGTAGGAATTGACAAAGACGTCTTCCTGTAAGTTTATAAGTATCATTCTGCGTTAATCTATTATATAATATTGCTGGATTTATTGGTTTTGTATGTACACCAAATAAATATAGTTCTTTAGTTGAAGAACGTAAATTTGTATATTTGATTATTTTATTTTTAATAGTACCAACTGTATCATCGCCGTGAAGATAACCATCCACAACTTCTATCTCAATATTATTTTGTTTAATTTTCGCAAGTTCGGATTCTGTGAAAATATTTGTACCGTCGTCTAATTGCCATGAACCGTCGGTAGTAATTCGCCGTTTGCCTGCAAATATAAAGATTTTCTTAATTCTATCTCTTTCTAAATGGTTGACTTTTATAACATCAGACATATCTATATAAATATAGCTTATAATATTTATTATAATAATTATGATAAAGATTATAGTGGCGCATGCAAAAAGACGTGGAATTGGTATGAATGGTACATTGCCATGGGCAATAAAAGATGATCTTTTGAATTTTAAACAGAAAACGACCGGGCGTGGTAATAATTCCGTAGTTATGGGAAGAAGGACATGGGAGAGTTTACCTAAATCGGCTCAGCCTTTAAATAATAGACATAATTTCATTGTATCGAGCAAAATAGATAAATCGGAAGTAGAAGACTATCCTAATTGCCAGGTCATTCCATCCCTAGACGATGCAATGGCGATTCATACAGAACTAAACTTAGATACAATGTGGGTTATCGGCGGAAGCGGCGTGTATGATGCTGCTCTACGAACAAGTCAAGTACAGGAATTGCATATAACACATATAAAGAATGATATACCTTGTGATACCTTTTTTCCACATTACACCATGGATTATGCATGCGACCATGCTTCCTTTTGGACAGATGCGGGTGATATAACATATAGGTTTGAAACCTATAGGAAGAGGAACACTTTTGCAGTATAGCTAGATTTAATATTATTATATTACATAACAGTAGGTAATATAATGGAGAAAATTGTTAGTATGTTACGGAATGGAAGCAATATAGTATATATAGTGCCTATTCAGGTAAATAGTTATAGAGAGGTGATAGATAGGTGGTTAAGTTACAAGAGATTTGAAGGATTAACATTTACAAAACAAATGAGTATAATACGCGATGTATTTCGTTTCCATAGAAGTGATATAGATCATATAATATTATACTATTCCAAATATCATAATGACTGTCTTTTAATGTGCAGAGTGGGGGGTAAATATACAAATATGTTACTTCCAGCATTAAACATTAAAGATCACAATCGTTCAATAATCGCAGTATATACTTAGTTATAAATCATAGTAAGGATTATCTGTTATTTTCATACCACAATATTCGGCGGCTTTTTTTCCATAATCTACAGGCGTATATAGATTGTTTTTAACAGCGATTTGTAGCAAAAACTTGAAATTATTCCAAAATTCATCGTTATGTCCGATAGTCTTACTCATAATGTGTGAGAGTTCGTGAATAGCGACAAATGTCAGAGTATTTTCATCAATAAGCGTATTGCCTTCTTTTGTTGTTGTAGCGCAAAAAGCTAATTTTTCACCTTTATTTTCTGAGTAAGCTGTATACTTACTTGTAGGGAGAATCTCATTTATTTTTTTTGGATTAAATTTTTTGTAGAGTCGTTGAACATTTTCTCTAGTAGGGTATTCTTTGTGAGCAATATTGACCAGTTTTTTAAGTTTGTCGGTGACGGTAGCTAATAAATCAGCTGTCTCCTGTAAACGAGCAGTTTCTCTAACGCAATATTTATTACCGTCAACGCCAGATATTATGCATCGTAGATTGAATGCATCAGACTCCAGATATATCTTAAGCATTACACCAACTACGAATATTGCTAATATATATGCAAAAGCATCCATGTGTTGCGCCATTTATATATTACCAATAAAAATCATATATTAGATTTATTTAATAAATGATTTAATTTATTTTGGACCGCAACCAATCTCGAGAGGGCGGCGGTTAAAGTCCGGACCAATCGTACTGGTATTCCATGGACCAACATTAAGCTGTGGGTTCGCAGGTTCAGATCTGAGCTGAAGGTTAGCGTTTCTTAAACTCTGTCCCACGGTATTAATACCGATGTGATATCCCGCCTTAAGAAGACTGACGTTCTTAACGCTTCCAGCTCCCAGAGGATTCATTTTAGAGAATTGGCTGTTGTTATCTCTTGGTAGGAGATTTTTGGGATTCACAATAGGCTTCTGGGTACAGGAGAGAGGTAGTCCGTGTGTATCAGTGGCAACGCCTCCTGCGTTAGCCGGACCTGAATTTTGTCCTAAAGGATTGGCAGCCTGAGCTGGTGCTCCGGGCGCGCAGCACGAGGCGGCATTACCAACGGCGAGATTGGATTCCGGTTGATTAATAGCATTGCGCGGGTTTGCTACACTTCCCATACCACCCATATAACCTCCAGCCCCGAGAACACCATCGGGATTATTCTGGTAACCAGATTTAACTACTCCTTTACTGGCAGAATAAGAGTTAACAAAATATACAAGTACTAAAGCTGCCACGACAGTAAAAATAACCATATGGTTACTGCATAATTTCTTCAACGTTTTAGCTAGCGTCATTCTATAAAATTAGCATATAAAAAATTTTCGTTAATTACTGGACTATTTGTGCGCCGGTTTCCAGAGTTTCTAAAATATCGTCATCATCATCCGAATCATCCACCTCAATTTCATCCAACATATAGAGTGACTTTATTCTCTTAACTTCTAAATATGCTTCAATAGCTTTTTTTCTCGCTTCTTTCGCACGTCGGCGCACTTCCTTATAAATTTCCATATATACCTCGTTTGGCTTTCTTAATTTTAAAGATTCTTCTTCATCGGGAACGCTGAGGGTGATCTCATTTAACCCAGGTACTTTTTCTAAAGATTCATCATTAGTTTCTGCTAAACTTTCGGCGATGATCTCTGTCTCATCAACCATAGGCGCGTCTTGGACCGCTGTTTTTTCAACATCTACTTCAACTTCATTGTCTTCCGCGACAATATTCGCTGTCGGCGATGGAGATAATAAGTCAAGAGGTGTCTCCTTCTCTGCACTTGGTGGCGTGGAAACAGTTGCCGTTTCAGTGACTTTTAAGGTAATATTTTCCGAAGCATCGGGGATTTTTGGAGAGGTGTCCGATTCACTATCTCCAAAACTGGATTGTTCGACATTGTCCTCGCCATTCGTATCATCTGCTTTGATCTTATTTGTATCAATTTGAATCCTACATCTTCTATCAAGAACCTTATCTTTTAATATCATGGCTTGCTCTAAAAAGAACTCTAAAGAAAAGCTCTGACTGGTAAACTTCAAACCACTTAAATGTAGCAGACCCATTAATGGTTTTTCTTTTTTGACATCATCAATGGTCAGCAGAGATTCATCTTCATCATAAATTTGAATGGACGGTTGCATACTCACTTTGGAACGGTGGGGTTTTTTAATGTTGCATCTCAATAATAATTTTGAACCCTTATATGGTCTCAATATCTGTTGCCAATGGTATTCTATGGTGTCCATATCCATATCCGTATGAAACCAATGATCTTTTTTATCAAAGATGAGATTTTTAATTTTATCACCAATTTGTTCAAAGAAATCTCTAACTTCATCATTATCGGCATCAAACATTAAATCACAATAAATCTTTTTATCTGTCTTAATAATACCATTCTTTGTAGTACAGCGTGGTGTTTGCAAAACGACTCTTTTACCTAATAACTTTAATTTAGAAATATATGCACCTCCTTGAAGTCCTTGAGGATTGGCTAAAGATAGATCATCATGTGGAAAATCAGCCGAGCAACATTTATGAATTGTCTCTTCCATTATAGAGTTTAAAGAAAAATTACCAAGTTTTAGTACGCAATGAGATATAAAAATATATATAATGAATAAATGAGTAATTTTAAAGAATCGTTAATTGCAGAATGTGTAAATGTTATTAAACGAGATGATGTAAAACAAGAGATAAAAGAGTTATTCAAACCTATTATTGATATGATAATGCAAGAGATCTATCCTTATATATTTCTCTCCATGTTATTCGTCATAATTAGTTTTATGTTAATTTTAGGAATATTTATATTATTGTTGCGTAATAATAAACCTATCATCAAAATCCCTGGATTATTAAAATTTTCTTAGTATATAATATAATGCCGAAAACTAGAAGAAGAGGAAGAACTGGCGGTTCACGCCGCAGACGTAGTGGTGGTCGCTCAACGACCCGCCGCCGCAGAGGTGGTAATGTTATTGGCGGTGTTGTCTCAGCTTTGAAGACGGCACTTCCATCTATTGTTCTTTACGAGGCACTGCGTATGCAGGGCAAGCGTGCCGGACGCCGGGGTGCTGGCTCCCGCCGCCGTCGTGGTGGTAGAACCCGCCGCCGCCGTTAGAGAGTTATGATATAAATAAGTTAAATATATTATTATATCATAAAGTAGATGCCTTTCGACGATTTGATTAAAAACTGGGTAAACGTAGATAACGAGATTAAGGA